TACATGACCTGTATCCTGTCGATACTCTTCCAGAATAGCATCCAACTCCCACAGTTCTTCAGTCTCAAAGTCATCTAACCAAACACTGAATTCATTCCAATCTTCCGTTCGCATCAGAGGTAGAGAGTGTTCATCCCAACCCTCATAACCTGACTTACTATCATCACGAATATCAATTCGTCCACCACTGTAACTGATTACAACTTCTTCTCGTTCAAAAGTATCACCGACTTTATACCTGCCCTTATCGACAAGGACACTGCCCTCTTGAACAACATGTGTCACTGTTTCAGTCAGTCCACGTTCACGGAACCAATCCATACTGATTGGACCCATCCAGTTAGTGCTATAAGTGATCATTCGTTATACACCCAATCTAACACTGTAAACTTTTTAAACTCACATTTCCAGAGAATCATTTCGAGAGCGTCTTCCATGACAGTCCAATCCATCTTACGACCGCGAGCAGTCTCATAATATATAGTTACAGTTTTCATTTGACTAGATTAATCTCTTTTTCTTTAGCGTACCAGCGATCTAAAAGATCGGAAACGTAATCATATCCACTGTCAGGTCCAGTAAACTTACACAAGTTAAAATAGTTACGAGCAACTAGAAGCTGCTTATGAGTAACACAAGAATCAATTACACGTTGAGCTTTCACCCATAATTCAATATTACCTACCATTTGTTATCACCTTTAATAATAAACCAAATAAAGCCAAGTACCACAATAGAACCCAGAATAGCTACATCTAAGTAGCTCTGAGTATAAGCCCAATCAAGCATTTTCAATCTCCTCGATACGCTGAGCTACCATATCTAAAGCATAGGTAACAGGGTTCAAGATAGCATGAGCTTCCTTAGTAGTAATGACATCAGTCAGCTTCCACTCAAGCTCGCGCTCGATGCGAGATTGCAATTCCGCAATCGTTTCTAACATTTCACTTTTCATAATCATATCTCCTCAATTCTTACATACATTATATGTAATAAGAACAAAAAGATCTACTGTTTTTAGGAAAGTTTTTTTATCAAGTAAATCAAGAAGGTAGCAGGTTTTTCTCGATAACTGTAAATGCTTCAAGCTGAAGGCTTAAAAAGAACTGATATGTGTTGTCAAAAAGAGCTGAACCCCAGTGAGGTTTTGAAGTATCGATTACATATAATCTACCTGGCTCTATTTCAGGTATTTCAAACCCTTCAAAGTGACAATCGATAGGTTTTGTAGTACCCCACAACCTTAAATTGGTTGCAGGTAGAAATACATCGATATGTTTACTGAATCCTGCTCCTTTATCCCACCATAGTATACTACTTCTAATAAGATAAGGAAACAGGGGCTCTAGAACTTCAAGAGATGGGAGATCACAAATTTCTGTCTTCTCTTTAATATCTGGATCATGATAAATTATATCCGTTTGATATTCTGAGAAATGTTCATCTAATGGCATAGTAGACGGATCATTCTTCTCATCTAACTCACCTGTAATATTTACTAGAGGTAAACCTAAACGATTCTGATCCCAGTATTTGTCACCCCAGTGCTTAAATTTCTGTAGATAGGGTTCAATCTCATTAGTAAATTGATCCACATCTACTTTAAAAGTAGTTGGAGTTAAAATATCTTTATGAAGTCTGAAGTAATCTTTATTACTAATAAAAGGAAGACTCAGATAGGAGTCAGCCCATCGAGATACTTTCTCAACAGGCTGCTGACGAAAATGCGGACAAATACCGCAAACTGTTTCGTATAGGTTATTATTCACCTTTAATATACTTTAGTACGTTTTCAGGAGAAGATTCACCATAAGGATCTACTGGATGTAAGTCTTGAGGATAACCAGGCTCTTCAAACCATTTCTGAATTACTAAGTCATCTACAATAGCAGCATAACGCCAAGAGCGATGACCAAACCCAATATTGCTCTTATCAACAAGCATTCCGTTTGCCTTGGCGAAGTCACCATTACCATCAGGAAGCATTTTAACTTTTTTAATACCCTGATGCTTACCCCAACAATACATAACAAATGCGTCATTGACTGCTGTACACCAAATCTCATCTACACCTGCTGCGATAAAATCATCATACAATTCTTCATAACCTGGTAATTGACTATTAGAACACGTAGGAGTATACGCTCCAGGCAATCCAAAAATAACTACTTTTTTACCAGCCATTAACTCGCTAGTTGTTTTGCGAACCCACTTGAATGGATTATCTCCTCCAATAGCTTCGTCTCTTTCTCTCATATGAAACACTACATCTGGGATGTAACCTTGATCGAACATTGTTTACCTCAATTAAATTTAAAACCACTAAAATTGTTACTTAACTCTTGTTTATTAGGAACAGGAGTATCATCCACTATATCTGCCTGTTCAGATTGATCTACGTCATACAGACGCATTTTAGATCTGTCTACTCCGATAACAAATCTTTTATTCATATTAGGATCATTATATCTGTTCTTTAACTGTTTTACCATCACCTGACTTCTAGATTGAAGATCTTCATTAGAGATCAAAGCAAACATTAAATCGGCTGTAGCAGGTAAGCCAAACGATTCTGACGTATCTTCAAGGCCTGGGTCTGATGAGGAATAACCGGCCCTGGTCGTTTGGGTTGCAGATACAATAGGCAAGTCGAATTCCACGGCAAGACCTCTAATTTCTTCTGCAATTGCTTTGATATAGCTATATGAATTAATCGCACCACCAACGCCTTTCATTCTAGAACTAGCGCAAATATTTAGATAATCAATGAAGATAATTTCAGGTACAAAGTTCTTTTTTAACTTCAATTCATTCAAGAGAGCCCTGAAGTGATTAGCGTTAGCCTGACTGGTAGGATACTCTTTAATTATAAGTTTGCCCTGTGTCTTCTTAGCGATCTCATTAACTTTTGTGACTAACATATCTTTACTAATGTGGTCTAACTGATCCATGGGAACGTTAAGGAGATTAGCGTCTATACGTTCAGCGATACGGTTTTCTGACATCTCTAAAGATATATAAAGAACGTTGCGTCCTTGAGTGAGACACCCAGCAGCAACGTGACACATAAAGAGAGATTTACCAACGCCAGTACCAGCAAGAGCCACACTAAGCGATTTATTCGGCAAACCTCCCTTTGTGATCTTGTTAAAGTATTCGAGATCGAACGGGATACGTTCTTCCTCTTCATGATAGAAGTCATAACGTTCCTCTACATTTTCAATATAATCATGACCAATATTAGTATCAAAAGAAACCGCTAGTGCTTTCTGCAATATATCAGGTAACGCATTTTTAGTTAATGACTGATGCTTACCGTCAATAATTGTAATAGATTCCATAATAGCATTATGTACTGCTCTATCTTGACACCACTTCTCAGTCTTATCCAGCAGCCATTTATAATCAATATCTTCAATCTTAAAAATAAATGGAAGTATTTCTAGAGCATGAGTATATTGCTCATCGGTAAATCTATCTGATTGATCAAGCTCAATCTTAAATGCTTCTTCAGTAGGAAGCTTATTATACTTACCAACAAACTTACCTATCTCTCTAAAGATGTTTCGATATACTCCTTCGAAATAATCTGGTTTAATAAATGGAAGAGCTTTACGCATATACTCTTCATTAGTTAATACATTACGAAGGATGGTCTGTTCTATATTTGTATTCAAATCTCACCTTTCTCAGTCATCTCCGCTCTTATCTTAGTAGCAGAGATATTATGTATTTCTTCGTCAAACACTTCCTGTTCGATTTTATAACCTACATCTCTTCCATAAGTAATATTGACGATATTAGGAACAGGTATAATAACAAAGCGGTCACCTTCATAGAACCCTTCTTTCTGAAGCTCTAGAATAATACGTTGAGCTCTTTGATTAAAGTCAAATGGATTAGCGTCCGTTCCATCCTGTTCTCTTAATAGTATAGCTACTTGGCCAGTTTTGGCAACTGCTCGTTTAAAAAGTTCCGTATGCCCTTTATGCCAGGGTTGAAACCTTCCAAGGAGTTGCGTAGTTTCTCTAGTCCAATCCATTCTGTAATCCTCAAATGATAATGTGCTGGAGGAGTGAAAACTTTATTTGTGTCTTCAAATCTACCTTCTTTAATAGTATCCATCCAGATTAAATAATCAGGGCAAATCAATTTTCTCGCTATTTCTTTTGGACAAACAAAGTCAAGGATACCAAAGTCAAACTCTGACATCCTTTTTGCTTGACGCCATCTACCTTCATCACTAAAGTCCCAGTCATCATAAAACTCTCTCAATGTATCAGCATTGATATGTGGTAGTAAGAAATGATAGGATAGTTCTCTAGCTAAAGTAGATTTACCGCTTCCTGGCAGGCCCATAATAAGAATTTTCACTTTATGATTCTTGTCTTTTTTGCTCTTCTAGAGAGCTTAACGCCTCTTTTTCCATCCATTCTAAAGCATCAGTCAATACATTAGATAATATTGCTTTTACAGCTTCAACTAGTTCAGGGTTATCTTCTTTTACATCAGGGTCTGTTTTTTCTACGATTTCATAGTCGAAAGCCATCACATCAGTTTCTTCATCAATACGTATAGTACCGTATTGAATCTTTATTCCTTTAAAGTCACCAGATAAGAACTCTACCGTCCATTGATCATCTATTGAATCTTCCGCCTGATTAAATTCAATTAGTTTATAATCTATACCTTCTTTCATACTTCTTCCACTATCTTTTCTGGATCAACCATTGAGGTATGCCCTATCAAATATGTATTTTTTA